GGATTAGTCACTTCCTCATCCTCATGTTTAAATACTATATAACTTTGAGTTTGTGCATCCCATTGTTGAACAGACTTTGGAGCATTGCGTAGAACACTTTTAATGTTGTCTTGATCATCTCTTCCAAAGCCTTCAGTAGAACTGTACCTCTCATCTAACCCATGTATTCTTTGGTCTCTCTGCTTCTGAGATTCTTTTCTCTCTATCTCATCCATATCATAATTACTCACGCTGTCTCCTTTACTGGTGGTTCCCAAAGTGAAGGATATGTGTCTATCCCATTGAACTGTTCTTGGTGGAGAATGAAGGCCATTCTAGCTTGTACAATAATGTCCTCTATCTTATATCCTTTTGACTTGTACACCTTTACTACCTCTTCCCACCTGTTCTTATCTTTCTCATCTATATCATCTAGTATTCTAGTGGCAGAGACTTTACCTATTCCAGCACAACCAGAGTAACCATCTACAGAGTCTCCTGTTAGTGTCTGCATTAAGAAGTTCCTCTCTGCAAGACTTTCACTTAAGTCATATACCTGTTCAGTTTGGAAGTCCCAATGCTTACCCGGTATTGTTAGTAGGTCTTTGTCTGCTGAAACTATACAAGTCTCTTCAGGGTTCTGTGTACATAATATACCAAGAAGATCATCTGCTTCTAACCACTTAGACATAGTAGAAGGGTACTTCTCTGCTAGATACTCTCTTGAAGGTGTGTAGCACACAGGTTTTCTTGTGCCTACTCTTTTGGATTTGTACTCAGGATTAATATCTTTTCTAAAGTTTTGGTGAGAACTCAAGCAAACCATAACTGAGTCTGCATCAGCTTTCTCTTGTAGCTCAGTTAGGTCTTTGTCAATAAGTCTCTTTACATCTTTGAAGTCACAGTGTAATGTCCAAAGGTCATCACCCCAATCAACTTCTTTTTCAACCACAAGACAACTCTTGTACACTAAGATGTCTCCATCTATAAGTAACTGCATCTTCCCCCTTTGTTTAGTGTGTCTCAGCCCAATTAGAGCCAAAATTATACTCACCTGTTAGTGGTACTTTCAAACTTAGAAGTTTTCCTGCTTTAGATATTGAGTCGATAGCTATCTTACCTATCTCATCCTCAATTCCTTTTCTAACAAGCACTTGGATCTCGTCATGAACAAACGCTACCTGTTCATAGTCTGTACCTTCTATAAAACCTGCCTCCTCCATACACTTATGGAACTGGACAACCCACTTCTTACATATAATAGCACCAGCAGATTGACATAGTGTGTTAAGAGAGGAGTGTACTGACCTGACTGGCACTTTTCTACCATCAAGTCCAAACAGGAATCCCTCTTCTGCTTTAGCAAAGACTGCTTTTCTTAACTCCTTAAATGCTGGGACTTTCTTAAAAAATAAATCCTTAAGTTTCTTACCTTCTCTTGCATCCTTGCCAACAATCTGTCCAAGCTTGGCATCTCCTGCACCATAAAGTAGTCCGTAAATAAAAGTCTTAGCTTGATCCCTAGTAGGCAGGTTAGTAGCCACTCTGTTAGCCTCGTGTATGTCTCCTTCAATAACAGTTTTAGCATAACTACCACTATCAAAACTTGCAAGATAATGAGACACAACCCTAATTTCAAGACCGGAAACGTCACAGCCGAGTAAGCTAAAACCTTTCGGTGCATAAAATAACTCTCTACATTCCTTACCATAGAATCCTTTGACACTAGGTACTTGACCGATGTTAGGATGTGAGTGAGAGCATCTGCTTGACACAGAACCCATTGTATTGACCGATCCATGTATCTTTCCATTCTTTTCATGGTATAACCAAGCATGTTTCCCCTCTGATAGTTGGGCTATTAGTTTATTAACTCTGAATGCCTCTGCCATTAGTTGAGCTTCAGGGTATGGTAACTTAGCTAGAACACTCTCATCAATCTTAGGTTCCTCTGTAGGAGTGAACTCTGTTGGTTTCCACCCATGAATATCGTGTAGTCTTTTAGCTATGTGCTTACGAGAGTTAGGATTAAAAGTGATTACCTTTTCTTTTATAAAGGGTTCTCCTTTAACGTATCCTCTACTCTTGTTATTCACCTTTGGAATAAAAGTCTCTGATTCTGTCCAGTTTCCAAAGGCTTCCTTAAGTTCTTTCTGAAGTACACCTCTCTTCTCAGCTAGGACAGCATACAATCTGGATGCCTTTCTAATATCAAAAGGGAATCCATTCTCTGTTTGCTTCAGGCAAATCTTATGGATGTCGTGCTCTAGTCTGATAGACTCATCAGAAAACTTTGCTTCATTCAGCTTACGATAGAGTAAGTAATTAAGTTCGACATCATTCTCACAATATATTACCATCTCAGGACTGAACTCCTTGAAGTCTGTAAAGTCTCCTTTATGTAGTCCTAGTCTTTGACCCCAAGATTTAAGAGAGTGTCTCCCATACATATCTTTACTGATTGAGTTATTCTTTGAGTCTCTTACTGCTCTGTCTGGATAGATAAGTTTGGACATGACTAGTGTGTCCACAATTTCTTGATTAGGTTCCGGCTCCCATTTGTAAAACTTTTTTAGGATGGGAAGGTCAAAGGATATAATGTTGTGACCTATAATCCGACTGAAATTTTTTAGGAAAAATAGTCCGTCCATTGTTTCCTCTCCTGAAAACGAGGCCATTTTATCTTTCTCTATGTCATACAAGACTATACAATGTATTTTAGTAAAGTCTTCTATCAGTCCGTCCGTTTCTATATCAAATACACAGCTTGTCATATTCCCCCTTTAATTAAAATGTGGTACTATCTCCTGTCCACTCTTGAGTACTTTCATCCTCAAATGGTATATCATCTTCTTCGTATGGAGTCTCAGTTAGTCTTCCTGTCTCATGATCATAGTCTAAACTACAAGCTATACCTGTTTCTCCTGTCCATCTATTCTTCAACACACGTACAGTAGTACGATCTGGACTGTCACCTTGCTGATCCCTTTCACAACCAATAACAATATCAGACAGTTGTCCTATGGAGGCCGAACCTCTTAACTGTGCCATACTAGTCTGTGCTCCATCTTCGTGACCTTTGTTACCTTGTGGTCTCTTCAGGTGTGACACAAGTATAAGTCCACAGTTCACCTCTTCTACTAAACCTCTGAGTTTAGTCATCAAGTTGTCAATAGTTCTCCTCTCGTCACCTTCTTCAATTCCAGAAACTACTATTGAGATGTGATCTAGGATAATATATCCACACCCACATGCAGTTACCATGTACCTAATCTTGGATAGGAGGTTATCACTACCAAGTGAACCCCAATGGTCATACATGAAAATGTTACCTGTATTCAGAGTGTTATCAAATGCGTCTTTAAATTCTTCATCTGTAACCTCAACTGTACCAAGATGTAGTGGTTTATTTAGGTGTAAACCCATGAAACCTAATCCAGTACGCTTGTTGGACTCTTCTAGTGCAATGTAACCTATTGTTTCCTCTTGATTCAGTATGTGGTTGGCAATCTCACGGCAAACTTGTGACTTACCTATACCTGCTCCTGCTGTGATCGTAACTATCTCACCCTTTCGGATTCCAAGAGTCTTTTTGTTGACTCCTTCATAAGGATATGAACAGGAAGCCATAGAATCTTCAGCACTTACTATATCCCATAGATCTTTTCCGTTTATTATACCATCTGGTCTATAAACTTGTGCTTGCCAAATACAATCAATCAATTCTTTTACTCTACCACTCTTGAGCATATCATTTGCATCCTTTAGTGGAAGCTTTGCTATCTTAGCTTTACCCGGTGGTAAAACTTGAGCACACTCTCTAGAGGCTTTAATACCCGGCTCATCACTATCAAAGCAGAAGATGACCTCATCGTATCCATTGAGTAGTTCTATGCTCTTACGGATAGCTTTTGAAGCTCCTGCTGACCCATTAGGAATAGAATATACAGGCCACCTGTTACCTTGAGACTGAGAAACGGATAGTGCGTCAATTTCTCCTTCACAGACTATAGCTTTCTTACCTTTTCCTGACCAGAGGTGTTCGCCATATAACCCTGCTTCCTTTATGTCTCCTCTAACGTGGAAATCTTTATTTTTAAAGCGAATCTTTTGTGCAATGCGAGTTCCACTAGAATCTTTATAGTTAGCTACTTGGACTGGTTGTCCTGCTACACTACCTACTCTGTAGTCCCATTTCCTACAAGTTTCTTCGGTTATTCCTCTAGCACTGAGATTTGCTATCTCTCCTTCAATGAAGTTCATATTTTTATCCCCCTTCTGTATTACTATTTTCTGTTCTCCTCCTGTATTTTCTCTATGCTCACAACCAAAACAGTAAGCATGTCCGTCACTATAACGTGCTAAGTTATCACGAGAACCACACTTAGGGCATGGTTCGTGCTGTAAAAATTCGCTTTCCTCATTTGTGTGATCCATTAGTACCCCAACATTTCTCTCCGTCTTTACTTTCTACTGTAATATCACCAACATAGCCAAATCCTACAGTAGTTAAAAATGTGTGAAAGTTGTCTAAAACTGCTTGTAATGAATGTGCTTCAAAAGACATCTGTGTCTTCTTAGTTATGTTATCTTCAAGACCTACACAACCATCACTTGCCCTATAGTGGAACCCATAAAACTCTCGTACCTCGTCACCATCTGGCATACCCAGATCTTTGTAAATCTTATCCTTTTTCATAACCCCCCAATTTTGAAATTGATTTGATAATTTGACTCCCACCATTCTTGAACATCAAACGATGGACAATCTGTTTTTTCTAAATTATTATGTCCTATAACTTTAGCATCTTTATACATATATGTCAAGGTCTTTATAAGTACGTATAAAGATTTCTGCTGTTGTGAAGTATAGTCTGGAGCAACTACACCTCTTGTATTGAGACCTCCAATAATACAAATACCTACTGACTTAACATCATAGTCTTGTAAGTGTGCTCCAATCTCATTAAAGGGTCTACCTAACTCAATAGTACCATCTCTTTTTATTACACAGTGGTATCCAATCTTAAGTAGTCCTCGTTTTCTGTGTCTTTCGTCAATATCTCTAGCACTCAAGTCTACATTAGGTTTAGTGTTAGTGGAATGGACTACTATATAGTCAGTTGTTTTTCTTCTGGTCATACTCTATCCACTCTAAAGGAATGTTCTCTTGTGCATACTGAAAGTTATGTTTCTCACACCACTCACCACATGTTAGTTTAGACATCTGTACTTTACTATTGATGTTTGAAAAGACAAATCTTATATCTAATTCAGGATGTGACTCACGTACTGCTCTATGCTTTCTCTGAGCATCATACCTGAAGAATCCTTTTGCTTCAATTATAATACCATTGGAAAGCACAAAGTCGGGTGTGTACTTATAATCTATGGTGTAAGCAACGGACATTGGCTCATACTCAAATGAACAATTATGTTTTGCTAAGTTGTCCGCTATCCGTTGCTCTAAACCAGATCTAAAAGTCACCAGCTTTTTCCTCACTAGATTCAAAAGCCGCACCTTCATCTACAAAGGTGGTATTAACTTCTGAAATTGCATCGTAACCTTCTTCGACTCCGAAGACATCACCAGCGTCAACACTAGGTATGTACTCAATAAGATTAAGCACTTGTACCATACGTAGACGTAGCTGTAAGCCTAAAGATTGTCCATGAAGGTATGGAGCTACCTCATAAGCCACTTTACCTGTTGAACCATTCGATATTTTAATGTTATTAGGAATGGGAGCCTTATTTGGCCCTACTACTACAGGTTTCTGTGTAAAATTTTCGCCAGTTTTTCCATTTACTCCTGACGCTTTGAGCTTAAAATGAAACATAGTACCTACATCCATACCATCTTCATCTTGTTTACTCTTATAAGGTAGCCACTCTGTCCACTTACCCTTTGGGTTCTCAGAAAGACACTTCTCTTTCCAAGCATTGTGAGCTTTATCGACCATCTCTTGAAAGTCCTCTGCTTCCTTATCCTTCAAGATAAGTTTAATGTGGTACAGACCTTCCGCTTTGTGCATTGTATCTGCAACCAGTATGTGTGGATACTCAAATTCACCAACTGGTGTTACTTGATACTTTCCTGCCATAATACTCCTTTCATGTGTGTTAAAGTTATGGTCATTACAAGAATGTCCATATTCTACGAGAAGAAATATTTGGAGTCCAGAACTCCAGTAATATCTAGTTCTCCTCTTGATGGTGGCTCCTCTAGATCTGGAATAACATCCACCACATTTTCATAGAATTTTTCTAGTACATCTGTCTTAGAGTACATATCAACAAATGATTCTCTAATGGAGTCAGCTAACTTAGGTACAAAGTGTGCGTGTACCCCAAATGAGTCGTGAACCACAGAGTAATCGTGAATTCCATCCTTTATACACCTATTAATAGTTAGTGTGAGTGCAGTTGCATCCATACTATGTACAAAGTTGGGAGACACTCCATTAATTGTTCTTCTCCTATCTATCTTAGTTGTCTCTTCTAGAATAGTGGGTTTTATCAGTACGTTATCTATGTGTGTAGTAATCCTCTTCGCCTTCATACTTGAGTATATCTGTTGTACTACAAACTTAGAAGGTGTTTCCCATGTAATAGGAAGGTTCTTACTAGCCATCTTTCGTCCGACATCTTGTAACCAAGACATTGCTTCACGAGCTTTGATAACCACTTCACTAATAGCTTCCCACACATGTTTTGAGAGGTACAGAGAACCTTCATATATGTGATCACCAAATGGATTGACTTTTGATGACATAACCCTTTCATTCATGGCATCCTCTACGTACTCTCTACAGCTAAATCTTGTCCCACCATAGGGTACTACCATTACTGGTCTTTTGGTGATCTTACGATCAATTCCAAAGGATAACCACTCTTTTGAGTATGGTACTCCAGTTTTAGCATCCTCTTGTACTTTTTCTGCAACCACATCTGCAACCATCTGGTAAATATCTTGTGGTACTGGTTCAGGTGTGAGGTTTGTAGCTTTTCCACCTATAGGGTCTCTAAGCATTGCAGAGAAGTGCTGGAGTCCATTGTTAGATCCATCAAGACACACAGGAAGTTTGGACATATAACCATATCCTGTCTCACTAAACTCTGCCCACTCAAAGCACCATGCTAAGAAAGTCCATGGTTCATCAGCTTTAGTCCACCATCTAAAGTTAAATGGGTCTTTAGCAGATTGTCTAATCATATCAGTGCTATCCTCCACCCACTCTACTCGGTCACTAAATGATACCTTGTCATATCCAAAGGCATTTGCTCCATGTACTGCAAAGTAGTCCCTTTGTTCTACATTATTAATGGGAAGAGCATCTGAGAACTGAAGTAGAGACTTAGCATAATCCGGGCCTTGAGGTGTCAAGAATGAATTAACTGTGTACTTTCGTCCTCTGAAGTCACATTGGTACACAAAGTAAATAGCTTTGTATTGTCTGAACTTTCGTGCCATAGCCAATGTACGGACTAACTGGATACGTTTGCTGGTCATCTTAGCATTCATGTCGTGTACTTGGGTAGCTTTCTTCTTCCACTTGATAAATGACTCCAGTTGATCCTCTGTCATGTCTTTTTTATGACCTTGTACTGGACTTGGTAGTACTTTGTAGTCTTCTCTAGGTGGAAGTGAAGCCCAAGACTCACCAGTTTCCCAACATTGCTGTATAATATCAAGTAATTTGTTATTTACAGCCCATTTGGTACGTTGTAGAGCATTTATAGCACCATATTCTAGTGGCATTGAGTGATTTTCCATCTCGTGAAGATAGCTCCTGTTCCTAGTCTTAATTAGTGAGATAGAATCAATCTTTTTAGTGTGGTATCCACCATTAAAAGGTGAACTCCAGTCCTTTGGAGGTATCACACATGGATAAAAGTATGGATGAAGCCCTTCACCCTCTTTATTGACATTCTCTATCCAATGGAGAGTTGCTGTATTAGCTTGGATGTATAAAACTCTCCTACTCCTGCCAAATTGTACTGTTTTTACCTCCATAAGTCCAGTAGTCTGAACCAGAATGTCTATAAGCTTAGAACCTAAGTGCAATTTCTCTTGTTTTGACCACATAGGATGTTCTAGCATCTCAATTCTAGACATAGAACGTATTATGTTGTACCTACGATAGAGTCTGTTACTGGTACGAGAGGTAATCTTCTTCTTGATCCTGTTAAATATCTTCTTGGAGTTTATGTCCTTTGCCCACACATCAAACTTGAACTGATCCTCTAATGCACTTGCCAGTTTCATTGCAACACGTGTGAAAGGACTTCTGGTTGACACTCCATCAATAGCATACTTTAGAGTCAGGTAAGAACACACATCACTATCCATTAGTCCAAGTGTGAGTGCTGAGTTCTGATACTTACCTACACCTCCAGCTAGTGCAACCTCTAGGAACTCTTGTATTCCCTTTGTTACAACATCTACGGCCTCTTTCATAAGAGTTATTCCATAGAGTGTGGTTGACTCTCCACCTCCCTTTCTAGCTTGACGTATATTCTTGTAGTACCTATCTATACCTAAAGAATTCATTTCCTTTTCAATCTTCTCTTGCTCGTTAGCTAGATTCAATTTAACTCCTCCTTTTTAAGGTTTTCGGAGACGGCCTCTAGAAAGTTTGACTCCAGCATCTCCATTGCCATTGATACATAAACTAAACATGTGGTAACTTTTGTCTCACACTCCTCCTCTGACCTGAGACACCCATCTATCATCATTAAGGCGTTGCCCAATACTTTCTGTGCATCCCTATCTAACTTCTGAATACGCTTGTTAGATAACCCATGTTCCTCTTTTAGTTCTTCGTATGTAACTCCCTTTACTGTACCCTTCATTCTACCCCCTTTATGTGTGTTATCCTTGATACGTTATTACTTCCTTTTTATACTTTCTTGAACCTTCCTTAAATGACTGCTCAGTAATGTTACCTGAGATTAACCAGTCTGCTTCGTCCATTAGTGAGACAGTTGTCTCCATTATAAATTGGGTGTACCTTAAACACTCAAGTACATCTTCTGGAAACTCAGGTTTATTAAGTCTTATGGTCTCCATTAGACTAGACGCTTCTTCCTTAAGTGTACTTTGGGCATACTTAAAGTGTCCTCCACTCATGTGATCCTCTTGACAGTTAAATGTTTTACCTATGGTCAACCTGTTGTACTTAAGTTTACTTGTGTGTACCTGAGTACCCCTATTTTGTATTCCTTTTGTACGAGACCTACCTAAACCAACTAAAGACTTTGACATGTGTATACCTATGTTATATTCTTTTTACTACGTAAATGTCCATATTTGTAAATGGTTGATAATAAGGATGAAAACTAGTCAAGCAGTTATGACCTAAGACTTCCCCTTTGTGACCTGTAAAGCCAAGTCTTTATGAAGTGGGTTCCGGATTATTATGTCAATTACCACTATCATCTTTTAATATGGTGTTCATTGTCCAAGTTGAGCCAAAATGTACATGTTCCATTTGTCAAAAAAAGATATGTAAGAATATAGTATAAACAATAGTACCATAAATTTAATCATTTGTCAACCTCCAGCTACGTAGACATCAAAATGTGTAGCGTGTTTCTTAAGTGTATGGTTAGGATTAGAGGGTCTTGGGCCTCTGTACCTCACCTTAATATCACTTAGTGAACACTTGTTAAACATACGTACTAGCCACTTGGCTTCACCTAAATTAGATTTAGTGTATGGTACACCCTTTAGAACTGAGGTGTAACCCTTTGCAACCATCAAGTGATGTGCTATGCTAGTTGCAATAAACATACTACTGTCTGTTTTCATGTTCCCCCTTTAGTTGGTGGGCAAGGTAAGAGTTGCACTCACTTTGTCATACGACACCAGATTTACAGTCTGGTTGCTTTCTCCATTGCATACTTGCCCAAGTTTAATCATTAGTTTGGCGTTCTTGCGTACACCTTTGTTTGCCATTCGTGTAGCAAACCTGTTTCTAGGTGGACTCCAAGTATTTGCAAACTTTCTACCTAGTTTGTTCTCTTTCATGATCCCCCATTAAACCACTCTGGTTTACTTGTGTTCTTCCACTTACACATGTATGCCTTGTCTACATTGTAATAGTTACGATACGCTTGTACAGTATCGTCTGACTTATGTTCGTCAGGCATACATTGAGGTGGCCTCTTAAAACCTTTAAGCCCAATATTTATAGGATGCTTGGATAAAGGCTTTAACAGTCTCTCTGTTGCGTGTGATTTGTTATATCGTTTAGTATACTCAAAGCATAAATGCCAGAATAAACGGAAAGTATACATATAATGGTCGTATGATTCTCTAACCCATACTGCACTTGGATGGTTCTTATGAGTAGCCTTGTACAATTCTTCATTCTTCTCATCACCATCTAAGATACGATGTGCTGTACTCAGTAGTTGAGCATACTCAAGGATCATCTTAACAACATGTTTATCGCAATGAGCTTCTGCACATGCTTTAGTGTTATTGTCTAGATAAAATATATTCATGTTCCCCTTTCTATGTGTTAGTGTGGTGTGCAGGATGTTTGTATGTGACAGCCTAACGGAGAAAAAGACCGCCCACCCTGCACAGGTTATTCGTCAGTAGCTCCTCTATCACTAAATGGCTCATCATATCTATGGCTATATCCTCCGTAGTCTTCATCATCACCATGGAATGTAGTCCTTTCTATTTTAAAGGGTGTTGTATTGTTTGTATTAAATTTGTGCATTACATCAGCCGAATTAATGTATGGATCAGCATCTAAACAGTTTGCACACGTCCATTCATCGGTTTCGTGTTCATAGACAAACAGAACCACATCTGAATCCACAAGATGATCACAGCTACTACAATAAAACATTGACATCAGAAATCCTCTAGGTTTGGGTTATCCTCATTGGTACATTGTATTCTAATTGAACCACCGTCTCTTAGATAGAATAGTACGACCATCACAATCAAGAGTCCACCAGTTAGTACCCCACCAAAAAAGATGGTGAAGTAAACTAACAGGTCAGGCAGTATCAGATACCACACTGATAGTCTCCATGAAATTAGGACTCACTCCAAGAGTCATTGTAGCATAGTCAAATGCTCTACTTTTGATGTCACGTACTCTGAAGTTAGCCAAATACTCATCTGGTTTAGTTACTGATTTATATATGACATTCACCAAATGCTCAAGGTTCATGTCTTCTATTGGTATGTACTCATCTTTTGAGATGCTGTAGTACTCTATTGTTATATTACGTTCCATTGGTTCCTTTGTTAGTTATAGGTTTTACTTCCAGATGCACGTATGCACCGCTGAAACATCATAGCCAGTAGGAAAGAAATGCTTTGCCCATGGTTCAGATGATATATGATTGCACCACTCATTCCATAAGAATTTAGCTCCACCTATAGCATCGCATAAATCCAAGTAGACAATAGCTTTCTTCTTCTTGGTAGCTATAGAGTTACCAGAAGTCTGAAGCCATGATGGTGTACCTTTGCGTGCGTCTTCTTCTGGTAGATACTTTCTGATATTATGTACATCTAAGCATCCAGCTTTACCTGCTACCAGTTGTACACAAAATCCTGCCTTTGGTAGGCCAAAGCCCGGAATCTCAAGAAATAACATTATCAAGTCAAGTGCCATATCTTTTTTCTTAGCTTTAATGATACGCACCATGTTAGTGTGCAACATCTTCCGATGCTTTTTAATGTATGCTATGGTTGAGTGCTTGTTGCCCCATATCCAGCTAGACTTAGCACCAGACTTCCGGTACTCAGTCATATATTGTGGTAGCCTGTCTGTACGTTCTCTGATTGAACTACTGACAAATGCTAACACACGTTCCATATTAGCTGGCGAGTGGTAGGCGTATGCTCTCACCATTGGATTGTGCTTGTTATACATAATACTAGCTCCGTTTGTGTGTGTGTGTTAGGCTCAACGAGATGCCGAGCCTGTTATATTAGCCAAATAACTTTCTAAGTATAGAAGCCTTGACTGCATTGCTTGCCTTGATGTACTTACCAGCAAGACGCATTTCATTACGAAACGATGCCCTAGGTTGCCCAGTATCCCAGACAAATACATGCTCATCGGTTGAGTTTATTAAACCCATGTACACGCCTTTGGCCTCAGTAGATCCTGAGTTGCCAACTTCAATCCATTGCCCCGGATGCATATCAAGTGATACTACATCCTGACCATGATTGGCTACTATTGTTTTAACATATCTCATTTGGTTTGCTCCGTTTGAGATTTACAAGGTTTTTAGATAGAGCCACATTAAACAACCTCGTTTAATTTAATGTAGTTATATTATGACACACTTTAAATAGAATGTCAAATTGCGTTTATACT